TAATCCATTTGTAAAAAAACTCCATCGGAAATGAAGGATGCCCTACTACCATCAGATTTGTTTAGGGCTGAAAAGTTGATACCTCCATGTCTGTTAGATGGCCTACCTGTGATTGTAAACGGATTGTATTCGGTGTAGATTCTATCCGATGGAGTTAGGTGCTTGGGAGAGCTTGGCCATCTATCTGAAAATTTTTCCCTATCGACACGGATGCCGAATTCCTCCAATTCTGAAAGGATGGGAATATATGTATTATTATACCAATTAAAGTTGTAATTGGTTGTATCTAAAGAAGTGAATTGTGGAATGAATGATTGTATTATCTCTCCCAACTTTAAGATTGGTAGTGATTGCGTTAGATTATCGTAATATCCTTTGTGATTCCATTTTGCCAAATAAGATTGGAATGGAGTTCTATAATCTATAGTTTCGGATGTTTTTAGGAAATATGAGGTATCCACATCCAACAAAGGTTGATGTATATTTGTAATTGATTGTAGTAGTTTTTTCTTTTGAAAAACCCACTTATCTCCGTTAGTATTAATAACGGATTCTATTTGCTCATTAGATAGCGTTAGAGCGTCTGTGTGTTGTTTAGGTAGTATGTAATCGTTTCCCTCACAATGAACGAATATAAACGAAATGGTAGTGTTTAAGGGATGCTTCTCATTATCCACCCACATTGGAAACCAATAGGATACCTTTCCATCTATGGATTGGATTAAATCGGATAATTCGTAACTATTTTCAATTATATTCATCGTTACACAAAGATACGAAAAATATTTGAATTTTCAAAAAGAATTTTCAACTATTTATCTACCCTGCCCGCGATATCTTTTAGGTTTTTGTTCTTTTGGACCGTAACCTTTTTTAGCCTTACCGGTTGTTTTTTTACCAAATGAAACCTTTTGTGAGTTACCCGCAGATTTTGCTTTTGCCATATACTTTATTATTTAATTTTAAATAAATATATGCAAAAATTTAGAACCATAAATATACGAAAAAATATCGATAATTACAAATTTATATTTTACAAAATTGTAATTTATTTGGTAAATATAATGATATAGTTTTCATTGTATCAGATGCCAATCCAACTGATTTTGAATTTGATTCTTTGATTTGTTCAACACTACCAGTTAATCTCCAATTTAACTTAACATTTAAAAAAAATGGATTAGATATCAAATTACCATATTCATCTTTATTTATCTCAAACACATATGATGATTCATCATTTGCTTTTTGAGCGAAATATCTAATTATATATCCTTTTTTAAAATCATTTTCAGTTGGGGATGGTACATGAGTTTTTATAGTATTAGCATATAATCCAATGAACTCATTTTTATCTATAGTTAATCGTTTATATTTTCTTATATTAATCATATTATTGAATTTGTCTATAATCACCCGTAATATTAGTAAACCATTGATTACCTTCCAAAGAATGTTCTATTTGTGTAACTTGAAACAATCCTTTGGCTGCATATTTTGTAGGAATACCATCTATGTTAAACATATCACCTCGTCTTATACCACTATTTCCTAAAATTTTAAAACTATATTTTATTGGCAATGGGTGTGATAAAGTATCACCTGCCTTATTACCAAACCCCTCTCTTTTTAATCTATCCAAAAATTCAGTATCATCAAATGTGTAAATCATAAAGTTTGATTTCAGAGTAAGTAAATTACTTAATTCTGCTTGATCATTCAATTCTAAAGTACCCCCATCGGCATTTGCAAGAAGTCCAGGTAATTTTGATAAAGGAACTACAGTTAACTTTGCTAAATTAGCAGTTAAAGTAGTGGCTGCGGATTCTAATGCAGCTAGTTCAGCTGCCGCTGCTGCCGCAGCTGCGGCTGCTTCAGCTGCTGTCTGCTCCGCTTGTAATTCACGCTTTAATTTGTAATATTCGGTTTCTGCTGCAACTGCTGCTTGATATAATCGTATTCTCTCATTTCTATTAGCATCATTCCTATCATCCGGTACTTTTTCTCGTTGTGCCAATAAATCCGCTTTTACTTTTAATAATCTATCCATTTCATCCTGCTTAGTTGGTCCAACCGGTACTGGGTCCGGTTCACCACTTCCGGTAACAGGAGTTGGTACAGAATTAGATGTTGCTGATATAAATAAATCTCCATTAGTTTCAAAAAAGCTTTTCTTTGCTGTAGAAACTATTGCTTCATCTGGATTTGATGAGTTTCCTAATCGTGTAGCTACAATTTGGTTTGTCATTTCAGCGGGAATGGAAATATCTATATTGGCATCTAAAAACACACTACCTTTACCAACATGTCTAAATGATACGGGTTTTGTTTCATTTGGATTTTGTCCAATAAAATTCTCATCAATAACAGTAATAATAATGTTACCACCCGATTCACCTTCTACTATTTGAAAATTCCAAAATGAATTTACTGCCGATGACATTTCATTTAATATATCCAAAAATATTTCTCTGATATTTTTATTTTTTTGATCAATTTTAGATTTATACATTTCAAAATTTACAAAAAGGTATTTTAAATATCCCCAATAACCATTTGCTTCTTTAAAACCAAATTCACTTAATTCTTTGTTTGGCCTAAAAATTTCCAATCCATCTGCTGCCCATCTTGGAGGTACAGTAGTTCCATTAACTATTAGATTACCGCCGGTTGATTGCTCTATTTGACTACTTTGTAAAAAGTATTGAAAAAAGTCAGGCACTGGACCGGGTATAATTAGTTTATCTGCTTTTGTAGAAAATTGTTTTGGAAATGAACCTATTACGGTATTGTTTATATCAATTTTAAATGTGATTTCCTTTCCTCCTATTTTATATGCATCTAATGAACCTATTTTATTTAAAATATTAACAGCCAAATCCATTCTTATATAACGATGTGATGAAAATAAATCTTCTTTTACTATTTCTATTTGTTTTGACTCCCCATCAGCTGTTGCTTTGACATCTATTTCAATTGCCGCATCTGCATACCAATTGGGAGCTACCGCATCGTGTATTTGCTTTCTAACTACTTCATCAAAATTTATAAATTGATTCGCTGCAACTACCGACTTTAAAGCTTCAATATCGATTGTTTGCCTAAAGGCAGGTAAATCATTAAACATTTTTCCAAATCTTCTTATTACAGTTGTTTCACTTTCAGATAAAACCGTTCCAAATGGTTGTTTTACTTTTCTACTTTCTGCAAGTTTCCCCTCAGCATCTATTCGTGTAGTTCCCTGATTTGTTTGCATATATGTGGGTAGAGATGGTGCTCCTCTAAGATTCACACTTATATTAAAATTTTCAGAATCACCAGATACATTACCACCAACTATAAATCCCAAAAAACAATCAAATTCACCATTACTATTTTTTCTAGTATTTGATAAACTAGTCCAACTTAAACTTTTATCTGCAATTGTTGCTACTACAGTGCCGGGATCACCTCCTGCTGTTATATTACGAATACCATCTTCAGTATTCCATCCCCACTCTATATAAATAGAATATCCTGGTTCTAAAAAATAACTTTGTATTTTTTCCATTTGCTCCAAAGAAAATGCTTTAATTTCCAAAGTTGCTTGTCTAGATATTTGATCTTTGCCCTCTTTAACATTAAATCCAGTAATTATAGCAGAAGGTCTTAATTCTCTACCCAACCCAGTTTCAACTATCTTTCTATCCCAAGTAGTTCCAATTACACCCGATGATTGCCTATCACCATATATTGTTGCACCCGCTTCACCAACTGCTCTAAATAACTTACGGTTTACATTGGATTGCATTATCAATCCTTTTTGATTACCTATTATTGCTCCCGAAAATACCCTAATCCACGAATTTAATTTGGATGCCTCTATACTATCACCATAACTTTTTATTTTATTGGCAATGTTAGGTTCAATGTTGGTTAACTTTGGCCACATATAACTTATTCTTTAGTAAATGAATTAAATATTTCAATATAATTTTGAGGAATTCTTAATATAGTTCCATCTTCGAATCCAAATTTAGCTCCATGTATATTATTTGCGGATGCTATAATCCACCATAGTTTAGAATCACCATAAAAATCATAAGCAAGTGTATCTAAACGATCTCCCGTTTCAGTAGCCACATATGTATCATCATCCCTTAATGGAATATTAGGATATAATTTTGGTCTATACACTGTTTTCCCTGCAAAGTTTTTTTTGGTTGGGGATGCTTCGTATCTACTATTCATTTATTTATAATTTATTAAAATCTTCTAAATAACTACTTTTTTGTTTAGCAGTTGGTTCTATTTTTATAGCCCCACCATCTGGCCTAAATCCGTAATCATTTTCTACTAAACCAAAAATATCAGTATTAGAATATCCATATAATCTTTTACCTGCTATAGTTCCTTGAGTTTCTATAAATTTAATATTAACACTAACATTAATTATAGTTGGTAGTTTCCAATTTTTGGTAATTCCTTTTTCATTAACTTCCCCAACTCTATTACCTTTTTTTATTGGATTTAATCCAATTTCCCAAGGTGTATTATCATCAATTTCAAATGATAATGATTCAATGAAAGATTCTTTGTTTCTATACATATCACCCAATGTAAATTTAATAAAAGGTGGGGATGTAAATACCGATGCGGTTGAATTTTGTGAATATGCCAATCCTGCTAAAAAGTTTAATTTTTGCCAAGCAGATATATGCTCTTGTTGATTTAAAGAATACACTTTAAAACTAAAAGATACACTTCTTTCTACTGAATTATATGTGTAGAAATTATATGCATTACCCAAAAATCTATTACTATCCCAAGATGGAGATATTGTTTCATTAAGTCCACTTATAGTTGCTTTAAAAGATACTCCTGTTTTTTTGTATAATGAATAAAATCGTAAAGGAATAAAATCATAATCATCAATAGTTGTTCCATCTGGAAATATATCAGGATTTCCTGTTTCACTATACCAGGGTTTTGAAAGGTTTATTAAATCTTTTTTAGTATTAAATTTAGTTTTTTTAACACTATCAATTAAAAATCCCTTAACCGCATCACTTTTGGAATAAGTTGGTTTTTTTACATCTCTCTGATTTGGTATATTTTGAGTTATAGATGCCAAACTAAATTCAGGAAATTGCGGAAATGTAGATGCATTTGGATTTGCAAAATTTCTTACATCATTAACGGATTTATTCATTATAAATAATCCTTCAGGTTGAGTAAGACTTGCTAAAAGTGATAAAAATCCACCACGTCTGCTATTTCCAATATAATCTTGTAACCCTTTTAAAGATGTATAATTACCAAAATCATCAATAGCACCATCTTGTCTATTTCTTATTTTAAGAATTTTACTATATTTGTTTTTGCTCTTATAAGATGCATCCGCAGGTCTAATAGATACCGTTCCACTTCCTTGTGCAGATTTGAATGTATCTTTTACTCTATCAACTACCCCAAACAATGCTTTTGTTGCTGCTTTTTTAGCTGCATTTATACCCGCACCTAAAACTTGGTTTTTTATTTGTTCTCCCGTAGCACCTTGTGCAATGGATGCTAATATTTTACCAGCACCATTACCTTGAGAAGACTGTTGTATTTGTTTTAGTTTATCAGGAGAAATAGGTCCTCCTTTTAAACTTAATAAAAGTTCTGCTTTAATTTTACCAGCAACTCTAGTTGGTAATTGAGCTTCTGGGAGTTGTATCCCTAATTTTGATAATACAGTTTTTCCCGCTTCTTTTGCTTTATCAACTAATTTATTAACTAAACCACTCAACTGCCCATCAGTACTAATTAAAGTGCTTGAAGCGTTTTTCATCGTTATTACTGATGATGATTGCTTCAATTTTAATTTAGCTATTGCAGTTCCATATAATACAGGTGATGAAAATGATCTAATTTGTCTTAAACCCAATGCCTCTTGTTCAAATCTACTTTCACTTTTATTAAATGGAAAATTTCTTCGTAAGATATTAACAGGTGTAACGAATAAATCAATTGCACCCGAATTCGTTTTTATCGGAATTGGTTTTAAATTTTGTATAGCATACTGCTGTTTTGCAGTCTGTCCACTATTTAATTTTTTTGATTCGAAAAGGTCTATTAATGATGGCATCTTTTATTTTATTTAAGCTGAACCTAAATTGTATGAATTTTTTGTTGCTTGGTCAACATTTTTTGAAATGTTTGATGTAACTTTTGCGGTATCCATATAAACTGCTATTTTGCCACTATTTAAGTCCGCTCTTAGAGCTTTAATTTCATTTATCATTGCGTTAAGTGGTGCTGATAATGCTGATAAATTAGAACCTCCTCCGGACTTACTATCAACTAATGTAGTAGATGTCGGATTACCCGCGTTTTCTAATGCGGATGCTGCTCCAGGTGCTGCCACTAAGTCATCATTTGGTGATAATTCAAATAATCCACCTTCTTTGGTTGATACTTGTGTTCTACCACTTGCAGGTGAATATATATCCCCCGCTGGTTCTGGTGCTGGTTTTCCCAAAAGAGATATTAATCCAGCAACAGCTCCAATTGCTAATGGGATACCCAATCCATATGGAATACTAGAAAAGGACCTAAAAATATCGCTTATAGCTGTAATTCTTGCTTGAATAGCTGCTCTTTTTGTAATCAAATATAAAGCCGTAAATCCAGCTATTATTCCAGGTAATAATCCAGGTACAGCACCCAAAGCACCAACTATACCAGAAACAACTGCAAATATTGGGGTTAATATTGCACCCATACTTTCTAATAATGGAACTAATGAACTTCCTAAAGTTGCGGCAATACCCGAAAAAGCGTTTGATAAACTAGCTAAAGTTGCTTGTTGTTCTTGTTGTAATGCGAATTTTTTGGTTTCTTGAGCTAATTGGTCTGCATTTATATTTGTGATATCCAATCCTTTACTGATAGCATCTTCCGCCGCTTTCTTTTGATCAGCAGTTAAACTACTTAATTTTTCTTGTGCATTCAATTGTTTATTAATTTCCTCAACGCTCATACCAGCCGCTTTGGCTAATTGTTGTTGTGTAAAGTAATCTTGCTTTCGGAAATCACCACTTCTTTGAATTTGTTTTAGGGTTTCTTCATTTGCTTCAGCAAGTTTTCCTTCCATTGCCAATGCCCTAGCTCTACCTAAGTTAAATTGCCCACCAACAAATGTTGCTGCTACCAATTCTTCCTCAATACCACTTTCAAAATCCAAAAGTTTTTCAGCTAAAGCAACTTGCTCCTTAAGAGAAGTTCCCATTCTACGGGCTTGAACTGCATTTTTAGTTAATGCAGTTAAATCTCCTTTAAAAAACGTAGATGTTGCTTCTGCATTCTCTGCAATATCTTCTAATACTTTTTTGGGTGCAACTCCTGCAAGATTTGCCATATTAGCAACTTGCATCTGAACACTTGCTGCGGTTTCAGATGATAATCCCCCGATTGATTCAAATTGGGATTGAACTTTAGCTGCCGTTTCCGCGGATACTCCAAAGTTTGCATTTAATACAGTTAATGCTGCCGTTGTTTCTTTCGAAAAATTAGCTATATCACCAAATTCAGATTTTAATGCAGATACAGTATCAAATACCTTTTCAGCATTTACACCCAAACTACCAAATTCGCCTACAATCTCATTAGCATCTGATTTAATACCAGCCATTTGGGTATTAGTAATGCCAGTTTCTTCTCTAAATTTTCCCGCTGCTTCATCTAATGCAGTGAATGAACTTAAAGTAGCTACAACTAATGATGCTATCAAAACCATTGGTAATGCACCATTTTTTAATGCATCGCCAAATTTTTGAGCAAACCCAACAGCACCTTTTACAGAATCCGGTAAAGCTTCAAACATACTTTTTTGAGATTCTTTGATTGCATTAATTCTTTGCTCTTTTTTGTATAATGCTTCTTCTTGGTCAACTAAATCTTTAGCTAAAGCCAATTGAGATGCGGTTAAACCTAAACTATTTTGTTGTAGTTCAATTCTCCTTTGTTCGAACTCATTTATTCCCCTAGCATCTTGTTCAGCTTTTGCAGTTGCTTTAGCCTGAGTTAATAAATCAGAACTAACATCTCTTAAAAATCCAGCTCTTGCTTCAGAAGCTTCTATTTCAGCTTCACTTAAACCTGCTCTAGTTTCTTCTTCTTGTATTATCTGTCTTTGAACATTTACATAGATGTTTGATTGGGAATTTAAACTACCTAAATTCTTTTTAACATCCCCACTTAATCTTGCAAATGATCTTAAACTAGAAACCGTCTTTTTATCAATATTTTCGGCTTCTTTAGTTCTTTGTTTAGCAACATCAAGTAATTCCGTATTTCTAGCTAATTCTTCTTCAGTAAGTCTAAGCCTTCTTCTAAAATAAGCAGTATTTCTTGTCTGCAGGGTTTGCTCCAATGTAGCTCGTCTAGCATTTCCTGCATCAATTTCTTGTTGTAGTCTTAATTCTTCTTGTAATGCTTGTTCTCTTGCAGTTGCCATTTAATTATTTTATATCTACTCCCTGCTTTCTAAGTATATCAATAAAATCCGGATCGGTTTGTTTTAATCTATCGGTTGCTTTTTTATTTAAAGCTTCTATATCTTTATCCAATTTTTTTAAAATGGGGTCATTATCAATTAAATCATTGATTTTTTTGATTCTATCTTCTTTGCTTTTACCAAAAAGACCAAAAAACTCCTTAAGATATCCTTTTGAAATTTTATATTTTTGCTTCATTTAACAATGGTTTTATACTTCTATAAATATAGGTTAAAAAAAAAGTTAGGATTATCTCTTAATCCTAACTTTAGATGAATTTGATGGTGAATTAGTTTTCTTAATTTGTTCGTTTTCCTTTTCTTTAGCTTCTACTAATTTTCTATAGTAAAAATTCCTTAAATGAACCGGCATATGATACAAATCCATAACATTAAACCCATTCCCATAATTGCACATCTCAAATATCTGAGTGTGAATGTTTATTGTGTGATTACTCGGCAGGCCAAAAAAAGTTTACACCCATTGTTATGGGTAGAGCCTCCTTCTCCCCCGTACTATGAGTATATTCAAAGGTCATATCCATATCAGGAGATATACTCTTTACATATTCTCTTAGCGATTTACTATCTCTAGCTAACATTCCATTAATATACTTATTAATTGTAGATATATCAGAATTACCATCTACTGATTTAATCATATATCTCAATCTTGTAGTAATTTCAAAAGACCCATCTTTATTTAATTTTTCAAGAGCTTGGATATCCTTTTCTACTGCAAGCTCATCACCATGTGTCAACAACTTAAAAGTTAATTTATTCTTTCCCAATGGAGTAGTGAATTCAAACTCATTTTTGTTTTTAAATAAAGAAAAATCAACTTCTTTTGTTTGAACCTTAGATAAATCAACTACAGTTTGAATACTATCACCCGTTACACTTGAATAAAATTTCATTGAATAATCAGGCCCGTATCCTAATAATCTTGTTGCTAAAATAATAGCGTTCTTATCACCAATTACAATATCTTTAGCATCGATTTTATCTACAATGATAGATTCGAACAACTTATCCAATACAATACCTTTTTTGATAAGGTTTTGGCTGGATAGTATATCTTCCTCTTTTGCAGTCATATACTTTATTGTAATTCTACCTGATGCCAATGGATGTTCTTTTGGGTAAACCAATCCTTTTGATGGTAAATCCAACACTTCGGTTGGAAAATCGTATGTTTGTTCTGTCATAACTTGTATGTATTTGTTTATATATAAATATATGTTTTTAAAAAAATTAGAAATAAAAAACCCCCACCATTTCTGGTGAGGGTTGTCCTTCGGTAGCTTCCGTAAGGAATATTTTAGAATTCTAAGATTGCGTAATCGTAAGATAAAGTTAATTCAACAGTTGCAGGTTCGTTAGAATCAAATGAAAGGTCACCAAAGTTAGCAGAGTTAATAAATGCTCCTTTTATTGTCCATTGTTCGATTTTATCTCCAACAGGTCCTAACATATAGAAAGTAATATCTTTCTTATAGAAGTCAGCGTATCCTCTTCTACCAGTAATAGATTCGTGTCCTAAACGAACCCACTCCATTACTGATTGTGCTCCTGATGGAACAATTGGGTCATACAATGTAATTGTTATATCTTGCCAATCACCCTTACCTTGTAATTTTCTTTTGATGTTGATGTGGTCTAACACAATCGTTTCAAAAGTTATTGAAGGTCTAGCTGCTGATTTTACTAAGTAAGAAGGGATACCGTCAATTTCCATAACGTATCTATTCTTCATCTTCGGTTCGAAGTTCGTATAGAACATCTTATCAAACTCTAATACTTCTGCCATTTTATTTCTTTATCTGTTTTATTAATAATAAATATACACTAATTATTTTTTCGTTATCTTATGCGCTGAATGTTGCTCCAGTTGGTAAGATGTTGAAATCAATAACTATAAATTCAGCTGTCTTTGTTGGTTGTAAGAAAATCTGTCCAGCCATAATGTTTCTATCGATAACATCAGGTGTGTTGTTAGATTCATCCATTACCACATTGAATGCGTAAAGTCCTTGTCTTTGTTGAATTGCTTCAAAGTAAGGGTTAACAGTGTTTAAGAATCTAGTTCTAGTCTCTGAAGTATTTTGTTCAAATACTAAGAAACGAGATGTAGATGCTACGAACTTCTTAACAGTGATAAGTAATCTTCTTACGTTGATTCTATCCAATGCCGATGCTCTATCTTGCAATGTTTTTTGTCCGTATGCTACAATACCTTGTCCAGGGAATACAGCGATTGGGTTTACTTTTGCTTCATATAAAGTATCTCTTTCAGAGTGTGTTAATCTATTCAATACTGAAACTGCCCCCGTAATACCACCTCTATTTAAACCTGCTGGTGCGAACCACTCTGCTGCCAATCTATCGTTAGCTGCAAATACTGCTGGTAATAAAGTTGATGGAGGAACTGAAGTTAATTTGTTTGTGTTACCATCGATAGTTTTAACCCAAGGATAGTAAGTTCCAACATAGTTTGAATCTACTAAAGATGCTTCATCAGTTGCTTGTGTGATTGTATCACCTGCTCCGTTGAAATCAGCGATGTAGAATGCATCTTGTCTATTTTCTACCATATCGATTACTCTATCAGTTACATTAGAGTGTAATCTTCTAATGATACCTGGAGTTACCACCATATTAATATCATATTCATCAGGGTTAGATACTGCTGCGATTGCTTTAGCGTATGCCACCGAACCACTTGCTATTGAAGTTGAACAATCAAGTCCTTGCACGTTTGCTGTTGAAATAGATGTTCCTAATGCTGGCTTAATAATTGGATTTAATCCATCAAAACCTTCTTGGAAACATAATATCATTTGTCTCTTAGCCATATCCAACGCTGCTGAACCTGTTGGAACATAGTTAAATGGAGAATTGTGGAATGTGAAGTTATTTGAAGTTCTACCCGTTACTCCAGTAGGTATTGGTTTTAAAAATTGAACCATGTCCAATTTGTATGAAGTAGATTCAATATCCAAACCACTAAATCTAATAGTAGATGAAGTTGTGTTATCTTTAGAACCAGTTGAATATTGAACACCTGGTAATAAGTTACCATTTTGTCCATCATCAATTGGTGAATAGTATGCTGAGTGTCCAAATGGCATTGCTGATATTGGATATGTGCCTTGCTCTTTTACTTCAACTCTAATATATTTTGATTTGTTTGAGTAATCACCATTTTCAGTAATTTTACCATCAGAATCAATAGTTACATTTCTATCACCAATTACTCTAGCTATAAAGTTTGGAGAAGCAGGGTCTAAGTTTACATTGTTAAATGTTTCTAAAACCACCTTTCTTCTATCACTATCACTAAATGCTCTTACAGTTACAGTGAATACAGAATAATCAGTTGAACCATCTTCACCAGCTGCTTTAACACCAGAAATACCAATTTTGTATTTTGTGTTATAGATTGTTCCATCACCAATTGTGTGGAAACGGAATAAATCGCTTGATGGGTCTTGTGCGCTTCCCGTTTGAGATTGAACCCAAGGAGTTGAAGCGTATGTAATATCTTGTCTGAAATCTTGTGTTGGGATGGTAACTCTTTGGATACCATAATCAGCACCACTTAATGTTGCTGCATAATTTTCAAAATATACATAAGTATATGGTGCTTTAGTTCCAAATGGAGATTCACCAAATACATCACTAACATCATTAGTTGATGAAGGTAGTAAATTTAATGTATAAGAGCTTCCCATTATACCCGCATTGTTTATTTGAAAAGATGAACTATCAGATAGTTGACTTGCTGAAATGGAACCTGTAAATCCTGTAGGTTGATTGTTAGAACCCGTAGCGAATAATACTGCAAATATTCTACCATCCGAATTATCACCATCAGCAGAACCTGTAATTCTTAAAGCAAATGGTTGTGGTTGTGTATAACCACCAATTCCACCAACTCTTACGATGGTAGCCGTTCCCGCTTCTCTTAAATAGTTTTGAACTGCATATTCTGTGTAATATGTTCCATCGGGTGTTCCGAAGATATCTTCGAATTCTGATTGGGTTCTTACGATTGTT